AGGGTGTCAGATATATTCAAGGCTCAGACTTTAAAATCACTAAAGAAAATTTCGAGAGACTTGCCAAGCAAGCGAATTATCATAGCGGATACGGTGCCGCTCACGTTCCTACCGATTTAGTCATTGTTGGCAAAGGCTGGTGGTTAGAGCGAGGAGAATATGATGGTTCTGAGTGGTGGGATTATAAAGAAATACCTAAACAAATCAATGAAGTCAGAAACATTTCTAATCTTGTAGGCGGAATGTGGCCAAGGCTTAAAGAATTGAATACCATCGACCCGATACAAGAAAGACTTGAAGAAATAAGAAAGGAGCATACGATTGAATAAACGTCAACGCAAAAAGAAAATTTTGAATGGTCTGAGCAAAGGGGAAAGATACCGTAGAACACATTGTCCTGTTTGTGATAGTAAAATTGGTCTATTTGATGAATATTTTAATAGTTACGGATTTTGCTGCGTGTCATGCGGTTATGAATACTATGGAATTGAGAGGTAACCAACATGAAACCCAGAAGATACCCTTATTCAGGAAGAAGAAAAAGGCAAGAAAAACCTTCTGATGTAACTTTACCTGATTTAGTCGTTTTACCTAACGTTTCTTTCAGAAAAGAACTAATCAAACATGTTTACACGGTTACTAGATATCATGATAGCTGTACAATCATTCATTTCAGAATTCCAAGATTTTTAGGAGCATACGATGAGCAAAAGGTCAAAGTAAAACTTAGCTATGAGGAGACCCTCAAGATACTTAACAGTTACTAAAACAAAAAAGCCAAGGCACTCTCTGCCTCAGCTAATAGTTTTCTCGCAAAGACTATTATACCATAAAGGAGACAGAGAGTGAATAAGGCTAGAGAGTTACTTGATGAACTACAAAATCTTGATATGGACATTCAGAGCCGCATCGACGAAATCAACGAGCTTGAGGCAGGCTTGCTCTCAAGTCCCAAGTGGACTGATGTAAAAGTCCAAGGTGGCCAGACGAGAAAGGTTGATGACGTCTATGCTCAGCTCATCGTGATGAAAGAAGCAATTGAGCAGGATACCAAGGAAGTTATTAACAGGAAGCTTGAGCTTGGTAGGTTGATTAACAAGCTGAAAAATCCGAAACATAGAACTATCTTAAGGATGACGTACATCAATAAAATGTATGTTGATGATGTTTGTGATAGCATGGGAGGCATGAGCTCTCCTACTTATTATCGTTTAAAAAAACAGGCAGTGAATGAGCTTGATGTTATTCTTACAGAATTGATAGTAAATGATAGTGATTGTACAGGCATGAAGTCTAAAATCTGTTAGAATGGTAGTATCAAGAATTAAGGGTAAGGCACCTATGAAGTGTCTGCCCTTTTCTTTTTCTCAAAACAAACAAAGCAGGGAGGAGGGCATGGAGAAAAGTGAACTAGCACGCAAAGACTATGAGGCAGGCATGAAGTACAAAGACATTGCTACCAAGCATGATGTCTCAATTAACACGGTCAAATCATGGCAACGTAGGCACAAATGGAGCCGTGACAAAAAGGGTGCACCCAAAACTCCAAGAGGTGCACCCAAAGGGAATAAGAATGCAGACGGGCACGGAGCACCTAAAGGAAACACCAACGCCCTCAAACATGGCTTGTTTGCTAAGTATCTACCTCAAGAGGTGTATGAGATAGCTCAGGAGGTTTCAGAGAAACAGCCTATAGATATACTCTGGGAAAATATCACGCTGACCTACGCTAATCTACTGCATGCTCAGCGTATTTTATTTGTCCAGGACATAGAAGACAGCAACACCCTTATTACAAGCGAGGGCAAAGCTGGCGTAGGCTATGAACATCATACAGCATGGGACAAGCAAGGCAAAGCTTTAGCTGCAATAGCAAGAGCTCAGTCAGAGCTAAAAAGCATGATTAAGACCTATGATGAGCTGACACGCTCACCGCTTGTCACTGAGGAGCAACGCCTAAGAATAGATAACCTCAAGGCACAGCTTGGGTCTGATGATGAAGATGACACAGTCATTACTGGATTTACATTTGATAGGAGTGAGTATAATGGCAATACTGAACCTAGCGAAGTTGATTAACCCAGTCTTTGACGAAGTCCTCTACACGCTTAAGAGCCACATAGTGCTCAAGGGCGGCCGTGCCTCTACTAAGTCCTCTGTAGTATCCATTGACCTTGTAAATGACTTTATCAACGATCCTATGGGTAATGTGGTAGTGCTCCGAAAAGTAGGCAAGTACTTGAGAATGTCCGTGTATGAGCAGATAAGATGGGCCATCTATGAGATGGGGCTTGCTAATCAGTTCAAATTTGGGAAATCTCCCTTACAAATCACACATAAGAAGACAGGTACAGCCTTTTATTTTTACGGCGTAGACGATCCAATGAAGCTCAAATCCCAGAAAATAGCCAAAGGATATGTAATGTCTGTTTGGTTTGAGGAGCTTGCTGAGTTCGCAGGTCGTGAGGACATTGATATAGTTGAGGATACTTTCATCCGTCAAGAGTTGCCAAACGGCAAAGAGGTCAAAGTCTATTTCACATACAACCCTCCAAGAAATCCCTATGACTGGATAAATGAGTGGGTTGCAGAGAAAGCTAGTGACCCTACTTACATGATACATCACAGCACCTACCTTGATGACAAGCTAGGTTTTTTGTCTAAGCAGATGAAAGACAAGATAGAACGCTACAAGGAAACTGACCCTGACTACTATCGCTGGATGTATTTAGGTGAGGTAATTGGACTTGGTAATCATGTGTACAACATGAATTATTTTAAGCCACTAGAAAGCCTCCCTGATGACGATAAGGTGATAGGTATATCATTTGCCCTGGATACAGGGCACCAACAGTCAGCTACAGCCTGTGGAGCTTATGGGCTTACTGCTAAAGGTAATGTTATCTTGCTTGATACTTTCTACTATAGCCCAGCTGGCAAGACCATCAAAAAGGCACCTAGTGAACTCTCTGTGATGATACATGATTTTATAGACAAAGTCATGAAGAACTACAGAGTACCTAAGCTCAAGATGACTATTGATAGTGCTGAGGGGGCTTTGCGTAACCAGTATTTCAAAGATTATGGCGAACGCTGGCATCCAGTGGCCACAAAGAAAAATCAGACCATGATAGACATGGTTATTAGTCTACTAGCTGAGGGGCGTTTTTACTATCTTGACATACCTGCTAACAAGGTCTTTGTTGAGGAGCATAAGATGTACCGCTATGATGATAAGTCACTCAATACTGATGATCCAAAAGTCATCAAGGAAGATGACCATACGGTAGACGAGTTCAAGTATTTTGTCCTAGACAACGCTAGAGAGCTAAGACTTAAAGCCTAAAGGAGCTAACAATGGGAATAGTAAAGACTATCAAGAATTTTTTCACAAGGAGCAAGTATGTGATGACAACACAGAACTTAACAAATATCACTGATCACCCTAAAATAGCAGTGCCATCCACAGAGTATGACCGAATAAGGGAAAATCTCAAGTATTATGCAGGACATTATCCGCAGATTGAGTATATTGACAGTAACGGCACGCCTCAAAAGCGAGCTTTCAACCATCTGCCTATTGGACGTACAGCAGCCAAAAAGATTGCAAGCCTAGTGTTTAATGAGCAGGCTGAAATCAAACTAGACGACAAGGACGCTAATAAATTCATTCAGAAACAGCTACAAGATGACAGATTTGTCAAGAATTTTGAGCGTTACCTGGAGAGCGGTTTGGCACTTGGTGGATTGGCCATGAGGCCATACGTTGATAGAGACAAGATAAGAGTCTCTTTCATTCAAGCGCCTGTCTTTTTGCCTCTGCAAAGCAACACACAGGACGTCTCTAACGCCGCTATTATCACTAAGACAATCAAGTCAGAGGGTAATAAGCAGAAGTTTTACACGCTGATTGAACTGCACGAATGGGGCAAAGATGACAAATATACAGTCACTAACGAGCTCTACAAGTCTGATAATCAGAACGTGGTAGGCTCTAGGGTTCCTCTATCAGACCTCTATGATGATCTTGAGGAAGTAGTAGACCTGAACGGTTTGAGCCGTCCACTCTTTACTTACTTGAAAACTCCAGGGATGAATAACAAAGACATTAACTCAGCTCTTGGGCTGTCTATCTTTGACAATGCTAAGACTACAATGGACTTTCTTAATACAACCTATGACGAATTTATGTGGGATATTAAGATGGGTCAGCGTAGAGTGGCCGTCCCTAGTCAGATGATTAAAGTTGAGTACAATCAGGAGGGCGAAAATGTCACAGTCAAGCGTGAGTTTGAGGCTGGACGTAACGTCTATGAACAAATTGACTCGGGGGATATGGACAAAGGCGTAGGTATTACAGACCTTACAACGCCTATCCGCTCGGATGACTACATTAAGGCAATCAATAAGATCCTGGCGATTTTTGAAATGCAGATAGGAGTATCTTCTGGCACGTTCACCTTTGACGGTAAGAGCTTGAAAACAGCTACTGAGGTTGTCAGCGAGAACTCAGACACCTATCAAATGCGCAACAGCATTGTAAGTCTCGTAGAGCAGTCACTGAAAGAGCTCATTATCTCAATGTTAGAGCTGGGCAAGGCTTACGGTCTTTATAAAGGGAATATCCCTGACATGGAAAAAATCAGCATTAACCTCGACGATGGGGTCTTTACAGACCGAAATGCCGAGCTGGACTACTGGGTTAAGGTTGTAAATGCTGGTTTTGCTACGGATGTCATGGCCATTGAAAAGGTGCTCAATGTTACGCCTGAAAAAGCTAGACGAATCAAAGCTGAAATCAGTGGAAATGCTATTGATGAGGCAAGCGGAGAGCGCAGTCTTGAGGATGTATCCACCTATGGAGAGTAGCATGAAAAAACTATTTGGATTTATTTTGCCACCAAGCAGGTTTTTGAGGTGGGTATGGTATGACTGAAAAGAAACCAATCAAGCTAAATGATGAGCAGTTAATGCTTGACGCTAGTAACGTTGCAGACATCTATCATCAGCTAACTCTTGACCTTTTTGACCAGGTAATAGATCGTATCAAAGAGCGTGGCTCTGCTAGTCTTGATGAAAACCCTTATATTTGGCAACTTGAGAAAATGAATGAGATGGGCCTCCTCAACGAGGATAATGTCAAGCTCATTTCTGACCGCTCAGGTATTGCTGAGGAACAGCTTAGGCACGTCATCCAAAACGAGGGCTACAAAATCTACAAAGATACCAAACAACAGCTTTTAGAGGCTATTGGTAGCAGTAATTTTGTCAGCAACTCCCTCATTCAGAATAGCCTGGCAGCGTATGTAAATCAGACAATGGGAGACATTAACAATCTTATCAACACCACTCTACCAAAGAGCGTGATAGGTGCCTATCGGTCTATAGTTGAAGAGGCTACAGCAAAGGTTGTAACAGGTCTAGCCACATCAGACAAAGCCATATCAGATACGGTTATGAAATGGGCTAAAAAGGGCTTTTATGGATTTACTGACAGTCAAGGTAAGCACTGGAAGGCTGACACCTACGCTAGACAAGTTATCAAATCCACGGCTTGGCGTGTTTATCGCGAGGTCAGAATGGCTCCAGCTGAAGAATTGGGGATAGATACTTTTTACTATCACAAAAAGGCCACAGCAAGAGAGATGTGCGCTCCTTTGCAGCATCAGATAGTAACTACTGGAGTTGCTAGGACGGAAAAAGGGGAGCGTATTTTGGCGCTATCAGACTACGGCTACGGATACGCTGGAGGCTGTCAGGGTACTAACTGTACTCATGAGATGACGCCATACATCCCAGGGGCTAACTACAAGCCTGATTTGCCTGACGAGTTAAGAGACTTAACTCCTGAGCAGGCTATAGAAAATGCAAACGTACAAGCCAAACAGAGAGCTCTAGAGAGGTCCATCAGACAGTCTAAGGAATTTCTACACGTTGCAGAAAAACTAGGAGACAGCGAGCTGATAGACAAGTATAAGAGCAAGGTTAGGATCCAACAGGGAGCCATGCGAGACTATCTCAAACAGCACCCATTTCTACACCGTGATTATGCTAGAGAAAAATACTATGCTGACCCTTATGCAGAGGCTAAGAAAGAAACTCAGCTAAGAAAGAGGATGTCAGAACATCATTACATCAAAGATAGCGAGATTCCAGCTTTCAAAAAAGTTGGAGGGAAAATCACTAAACCTGAGCGCAAAGTATTGTATGCTGATGAAAACCCTCAAGGTTTGGGCTATATCGGTACAGCTCATAGCTTTGCTATCAATAAATTCCTGAGAGATAAGAATGCAATGCCTCCTGAATATCAGAAGATTGTAAATACTCTTGATGGAGTAGTTGAGAAAAATAGGATCTTGAAGAATACCAAAGTCAATAGGTTTGATGATAATGTCTATCTGAAATCAGTAGTGGAGCAAAATCAGCACCTATTGAAAGACTATGACAACTTTATGGACATGTTGAACTCAGGTAAAGCCAAATATAGTAATGATGGGTACACCTCAACAAGCTATATTCCTCAGTACAATTACTTTAAACATAGACCTGTTAAAACAATCATCAACATTCCTAAAAATCATCAAATATATTTCACAGATAATGATGACGAAAGTGAGATTATTCTACCAAGAGGCACTAAATATGATATAATTAGTGTGAAAGAAAACAAGGGCGGCATAGTCCTTGAAATGAATGTCAGAAAGGACGAGTAATAATGAACTTATCAGAGGCTTTTTCTCAGATTGACTCAATGGGGTTGAGTTCTCCTAAGCTCATCCCGTCTGAGATGACAGATGAAGAATTATCACATTTGAGGTTTACCACATTTTCCAAAGAAGATGAGGAGGCTATCATGGCTGAACTCAAAAAACGTAACTTAGCGCTTGGTTTTATCTAGGCGCTTTTATTGTGCAATAAATTGCTATAAACCACTATAAACCGTATGGATTTCCATTCGGTTTTTCTTTTGCCCTGGAGCATGGCGTAAAACTGTCTTAATTTGTCCATGTGACGTAAAAAAGGAGGAGTTAAGACATGAGTCTTAAACGTGAAATGTTAGTTGAGGCAGGTATCGAGGATAAGGCTGTCATTGACAATATTATGCAAGCGTACGGTGCAGGTATTGAAAATGCCAAGTCACAAGCCAAGTCGGAACTACAAGCCGAAAACGAAACATTAAAACAACAGCTTGAGCAACAAACCCAAGCTATCAATGATCTACAGGCCAAAGAGGGAGCAAGTGCTGAAAGCAAACAACAGCTTGAAGAACTAAAAGCCCAATTTGACCAGTACAAGTTGGATAGTGAGGCAAATCTTGCTCAGGTAACTAAAACAAATGCTGTAGCCCTTGCCTTAAAAGACGTAGGAGCTTACAACTCTGAGGATTTGATGAAGTTCATTGACCTAGACAAAATCGAGCTAGGGGAAGATGGAAAACCTCAATTAGATGACACAATCAACTCACTCAAAGAGTCAAGCCCTTACCTATTCCAAGCAGAGGACAAGCAGCCTAACCCTAATATCTCTGTGCACGGAAATCCACCAGCAGAAACCGGATACGATCATCTAAGCGCAGAGGACAAAGCCCTTCTTGCAGGCTTTGATAGCGTATAAAACCAAAATAAAGAAAAGAGGTAATTTTACATGGCAGTAAACTACGCAGCTAAATTTGATGAAAAAGTAGATGAGCGTTTTGCTAAAGAGGCCCTATCTACTGGAATTATTAACCAAGATTTTGAATTTACGGGTGTTGATACGGTAAAAGTATACTCAGTACCAACATCTAAGATGAACGATTACAAGGCAACTGGTCAAAATCGTTACGGAGAAGCCGAAGAACTTGGCAACACAGTACAAACAATGGTGTTGACAAAAGATCGTTCATTCACTTTCACAATTGACAAGAAATCTGAGCAAGATACAAATGGTGTCATGGAGGCTGGAAAAGCTCTTGCACGTCAGTTGTCAGAAGTAGTTATCCCTGAAGTTGATACTTACCGCTTTGCGACAATCGTAGCTGGTGCAGCTTCTGACCATATTGCAACAGCAGCTGTGACTAAAGAGAATGCTTATGAGGCTGTCCTTGATGGCCAGGTTAAGCTCACTGATGCTTTTGTTCCAACAGCTGGACGTGTCTTGCATGTGTCGCCTAAGTTCTACAAACTTATCAAGCTTGACCCAACCTTTGTGAAGAACTCTGATCTTGGTCAAGAAATCACAATCAAGGGTCAAGTAGGTATGATTGATGGCTTGCCAGTCGTTTTGACTCCTACATCACGTTTGCCACAAAATGTAGAGTTTGTTATCGCTCATCCTGTGGCTACTACGTCTCCTGTTAAGTTGGAAGATTACAAGATCCACGACAACCCACCAGGAATTAACGGCAAACTCGTTGAGGGCCGTATCCGTTACGACGCTTTCGTTCTTGACAACAAGAAAAAAGCTATCTACGTTCACAAATCAGCATAAGGAGGTTAGCTAATGGCTAAGAAAAAAGAAGAAACCACAGAAGAAGTAGTGGAGTCAGTTTCTCCTAAGAAGTCGGTTACTTTAACCAAGGATGGGGTGTCTTTCACCCTGTCTGACCCTGTCATGATTTCAGCTTTTGAAAATCAAGGATATGAAGTGGAGGAATAAAGTAAATGGCTAAATTTAAAGCGACATCAAACGTTGTCTTTGTTGTAGACGGAAAAGAGCAAAGCTATGACAAAGATGTAGAGTATGACATGGATGTCAAGACAGCTGAGGAGCTCAACGCTAAAGGTGAAATTACACACCCTGAGCTCAGCCCATTCTTTGAACGTACTGACAAGGAAGAAAAAGCAGCAAAGGCGGATAAATAACACCGCCTTTTTTAATTGGAGGTGGTTACTATCGCTTATTTAACACAAGATGAATTTAAGGATTTTGGTTTTGATGAAGTTGAGGACTTTAAAAAGCTACTAAAGAGGGCAGAGATTGCTATCAACCTCTTTCTTAATAATTTCTACAGTTTTGTAGACTTCGAGAAAGAAATTGAGCACAGAAAGCAAGCTGTCAAGCTGGCTACGGCTTTCCAGGTAGCATATTTGGACGCTAGTGGGATCACTACGGCTGATGATAAGCAATCAGTCTCTACTGTGGTTCTAGGGCGTACTCATATCACCTACAAGAATAGCTCTAGCCAGTCTTTAGAGAGTGCCAGGTATAATCTTTCACTTGACGCTCTAAACGTGCTGAAATCAGCTGGATTTGGCTACAGGGGGGTAGGTTATGACAGACATTGATAAGCGTTTGCTAGTCGATACTGTGACAATTCAGAAGACCACAGGAGAAAAAGACGGATGGGGTAAAGTGATTTTAGAGAGCCCAGTGACCCTTAGAACTGTTAGGTTTGACAGACAGTATCAAGTGCAAGGCACGAAGAACAACCGCAAAGAGTCCAAGCCTAGCACGTTGTTTGTGTACCCTAAGTATTGCAAGATCACCCTAGATAAAACTTTTGAAAATGCTATAGTCAATGACGGACAGAGAGAGTACAGAGTTACTACAGTTATTCCTGTGAGTTATCCGCACAGCAAGAAAATTTTCTGCTACGAAGTAGAGTGTATCTAATGGGAACAGGTGTATCTGTCAAAATTGATCTGAAAAGTATTGAGAAAAAAGTATCACCAACCGCCTTGGCCAAAGGGCAATTAGCTATTGCTAGCCAGATGAAAACGGATATGGACCCTTTTATCCCTCGTAAAAGCGGGGAATTAAGAGGAAGTGCTCAAGTTTCAAAAGATGGTATCCGTTATCCTGGGCCGTATGCAAGACCTCAATTCTACGGCTCTAGCTACAATAAGCATAGAAACTTTAAATTCAGAAGGTATTCAACTTCAGGAACTGGTCCAAGGTGGGACAAGAAAGCTTCAGCTATCCATGCGAAAAATTGGGGCAAGGTGGGCGTGAGAGCAATGGGAGTAAAAGCATGAATAATAACGATTTTTCAGAAGTCCTAAGAGATTTCATCAACACGCTAAATCTCCCTCTGACTTGTAAATTAGACTATCTGTCAGAGGTCGAGGGTTTAGTTCTTTATCCTTTACCTGGTGGCAAGGTTGAAAAAGAGTATATGAATGGCAAGCAAGATATTAGTTTAGTCTACGAGGTGGCAATCAAAACGACGGACCACCAAAAAACAAGTTCTATCCTATGGGCTATCAACTATGCTCTAGCTGATTTCAACCTTGAGCTACCTAGTCAAAATAATTCATATCAATTCAGGGGCCTTGAAGTCTCGCAGCCATTTCTTAATGACCGCGATGACCAAGGCTTTTACATTTATATGCTGGATGTAACAGCAAAAATTGAAGCACATGGAGGAAAATAAATGCCTAAAATGAAAAATGCCAAGCGCAAACACTATGTAGCGACTTGGTCAGCAGAAAATCCAACAACTGAGCCAACAGCTGATGCCTGGAAATGGCTTGCAGATGGTGTCACAACCGCTGAGGTTGAAAACGACGAAGAAACAGACGATATTGCTTATTACAATGGTGATGGAACCAAGAAAACTGTTGTAACTTCTGTCAAGCATGGTTACGCTTTTGAGGGCGACTATATCCGTGAGGATGCAGCACAAAAGATCATTGCTGATATGCGTTTTAAAACAGGTGATGACCGCAATGTTTGGTTTAAGGTTGTTGAGTCAGATGGCAAGACTCAATATGTAGGAGTTGCTACGGTATCTGATATTGAAATTGGTGGCGGAGAAGCTTCTGAATTTGAAGGCTTTAAGGCCAATATTAGCTGGGGCTCAGCACCTAAACAATCTGCTGTAGTCGGCGGATAACGTTACTTAGGGGAGTGATTTTGCTCCCCTCTTTATTTTTGATTAGTAGGAGAAGAACAATGGTAGTAATT